CGCCCTTGTTGAGCTTTTCCTCGGCGCCCACGCATGGCTTCACAGCCGTACGTGGGTTTGTCGGGCACTGGGCGTCGCAAGACGCTCGTGTAGCACCCAACAACGAAATCCGAGGTGTCTATGGGAGGTCTCCTTCTTGTGACGTAGCTATACCCTCCCCATCCGCGCTCTGCGCGGTAGAGGGGCGGTACTGCCTCGTCGAAGGAAGAGACGAACCCGTCGTCACCGCACCCTTCGGGGATACGGAGACGCCAAGGTGGATCAACTGCTGTGAAGCAAGTGAGCCAACTTGGAAGGTAACGAGCGTCGCGATCCAAACCGTTGCGAGAACGGCAAGCAGCGCGAAGTAGCTTATTACCATAGACATAACAGACCGAAATGAAGTCATCGTCGTCGCTGTTGAGAAACAGTGGTCGCACGTTGACACCACAGAACCAGTCTGTGCCGCAGCTCTCGTAGAAAAGACCGTTGCCAAAGGTCTTCTCCTCGTTCACAGTGAAGCCAAGGAACTTCACTGTCTCGACCATACTTTCGAACATGCCTGCCGGAAAGACAAGGTCATCGCCATAAGCGAGACAATACCAATCCGCGTAGCCTTCTTCTTCGGCGACGGCGCGAGCCATAGCTAAGAAGATGAGCGTTTCAAGTTCGAAGGTGTATCCGTTGCCCATTGATGAAAACTTCTCTAAGGCGATGATCTCGCCATTGGGAAGTGACACCCTCTCCGTCCTGGTCATGACAAGTAACTCAAACCACTCGCGTGGTAAGAGCTGCTCGACACACCGGTAAGAGATGGTATCAGAGGCAGCGGACAAGTCAAGCGTGCAGAGGTCCATGTCGTAGGCTTTCGAGGCCAACGTCTGGTTGTTCTGCTGCCCGACTTGCAAGTCGAGTCCATGGATGCGTAGTCGCTCGCGTATAGCCGCACCGATCCCTTTCTGAACGTAGATGTTCAGGTCGGGTTCAATGCAAATCACACGGTCGGTCTTCGCATTCTTGGGAACGGTTGTCAACTTCGAGGCGTGTCTGGGTGTGAACC